TACACTGTTTTCAAGGGTGCCAGCGAGGGAGATAGTGGTCTTGACTACATGGCCGAAAAAGCCAAGCATGAAAAAGTAAAGCGGGAACTGGCAGAACTTCGACTAGCAAAAGAAGAAGGCAGGGCTTACGATGCTATGACTGTTGAGCTAGTTATGACGGAAATGGTGTCTAATTTGCGTACTCAGCTGCTGGGTATGCCCTCCAAGATTGCGCCTATGCTGAATGGCGCTGGTAAAAATAAAATTTACAGTGTTTTGACAGAGGAAATCGAGGAGAAACTGTCTGAGCTATCAGAGTACAAGCCGGATATGTTCACATCAGAGGAAGTGATTGACAGTGAAGAAGCTGAAGCCAGCCAGTGAGTTATGGAAGTATGTTTCGCAAAAAGGCTTGAAGCCACAGCCTAAGACTTCTGTCAGTGTGTGGGCGGATAGCTATAGAATACTCTCTTCTGGTGTATCAGCAGAGCCTGGGCGGTGGAAAACCTCCCGCGCACCCTACCAGGAAGAAATCATGAATGCTTTTACCCAGCCAGGGATTCAGAAAGTCGCAGTCATGAGCTCTAGTCAAATAGGGAAATCGGATATCATGAATAATGTCATCGGGCGGTTTGCTCATTTAGATCCGTGCCCCATTATGATGATACAGCCTACTATTGAGCTGGCAGAGGACTATTCCAAGTCCCGTATTTCTCCCATGATTCGCGATACCAAAGTATTGAATGGCCTGTTTTACGACATTAAGAGTAAAAACGGCAAGCATGAAGCCAAAACCAGAGATGGCAACAACACGATTTTGTCTAAGATATTCCCAGGGGGGCGTTTAGTTATGTGCGGGGCAAATTCACCTGCCGGGTTAGCTTCCAGACCTGTGCGAATACTGTTGGCTGATGAGGTAGATAGATTCCCAGAGTCAGCAGGTGGTGAGGGTGATCCAGTTGGCTTGGCCGAAAAGCGTATGACAACATTCTGGAATCGTGTTATGGGCTTGTTTTCTACTCCCACAAACGAGGGAGAAAGCAGAATTGAGGATGAATATATTGCTGGTACTCAGGAGGAGTGGCAGTATAAATGCCCAAATTGCGGTGAATACCACGCCCTGCGGTACATTGATTTTGAGACAGACCATACGGAGCATCAGGACAAAAAGGGCCGTAAGATTGTTGTGGTCAATGATGTAAAGTGGGTGTGTCCTGACTGTGGTTTCAATTTCACAGAGCAGAAAATGAAGGCAGCACCACAGAAATACATTCCCCAGAATCCCGAAGCTATCAATAACGGCATTAGATCCTTTTGGCTCAATGCTTTCAGCAGCCCTTGGCTCTCATGGAAGAAAATCATGGGGGAGTGGCTGGAAGCTAAAGGAGATCCCAACAAGGAAAAGGTAATAGTCAACACCCGCTTTGGTGAGCCGTATAGTCTTGATGATAATCTAGCAGATGCCATGCCTCTGATGAAACGGCGGGAACAATATGGCGCTTCCTTGCCGGAGGGAGTTTTATTGTTGACTGCTGGAGTGGATGTGCAGGATAACCGCTTAGAGTATGAAGTTTGTGGCTGGGGCTTCGGAGAAGAATGCTGGGGCATCGTCAAAGGTATGATTTTATCAAGGCCTGATTTGTCTGATACATGGGACGAATTGGATAAAATCCTAGATAGAGTATATAGATTTGCTGATGGCAAGGGATTAAAGGTGTACAGAACCTTCGTGGATTCAGGCGGTCATTATACCGGTCATGTTTATCGTTATTGTGGCAAGCACAACAATAGATTCCCTATCAAGGGTTATGCCAATAGACCGGGCATAGAGCTGTTGTACAAGCTGGGTAAGGAAACAGGCTGCAAAGTCCCTTTGATTATTCTCGGTGTAGACGATGGCAAACAGCAGGTATTCAACAGGCTGGCTATTCAGGATGTTGGCGATGGCTATTTTCATTTCGGCTTAGATGGCGATAAGGAGCTGACTCATAGGGGATACAACGAAGTGTATTTCAAAGGCTTAATGTCTGAGGAAAAGAGATTGGTGAAGCGCAATGGCACACTGAAAAATGTATGGATGCCGAAATCCGGTGTGCGTAATGAGCCATTGGATTTGCGAGTTTACAATTTGGCAGCTATGCAGTCCTGTAAAGTGGACTGGGAGAAGCAGTTTGAAGCTGTTTACGACCAAAAACCAGCAATACCCCTGGAGAAACTGTCAAGAAAAGCCATCTCCGAAAGTGTTGTGCTGACAGAGGAAGCACCAGCGCCACTACCTAGACGTCCCTCTGGGCGGTTCAGCCGTAAAAATCAGAATAGTACAGCCCTCGCAAGGCACCCAAAGAAAAGCGCATCCAGCACCAAAAGTTATTATTAAAATGGGTTTTTCGTATAAAAGCTACGGAAAAAGGCTATAAATTTCAAAAAAACGAGGTGATTATATGGCAGATGTATCCTCTGATACTGATAATAAGCAGATAATTATGAGCAATAAGCAGATGAACAACGAGCGGTTGCGGAATTACTACACAGCAGAGCGGGCGGTTTTATCCGGCCAGAGCTATACCGTAGGGAATCGGACTCTGACACGGGCCAATCTGGCAGAAATCAGGGCTGCTATTGATGATTTGTTGTCTGCGGGTGCCTCTCTGGACGATTCGGAAATAAAAACTCGTCGCAGTATGAGAGTAGTATTCCATGATTAGGAGGCGGAATTGTGAGAAAAAAGTACAAGGCCAGAACCCCTACAAAGGGAATAACAGGCATCAAGAAAGCAAATATTAAGAATACCGGTTACGATGGCGGCGGTGCATCCCGCACTTCAGGAGTATTAAAAGCATGGAATCCCATTAAGTCCAGCGCCAAATCTGATATTAATGCTCATTTGGACATACTTCGAAGCAGGGCGGCTGATCAAGTTATCAATACCCCTATAGGCAGCGCGGCCATTGCTACTACTACTCAGTACACAGTAGGCGCAGGGCTAAAAGTATTCCCGAAGATTAAATACAAAATGCTGAATATGGAACCAGATGAAGCAGAGGAATGGAATAAGAAAGCCTCTGCTGAATTTGATTTATGGGCTAGTTCCAAACTATGCGATATTCGCAAGCGGAACAACTTCTACGACTTGCAGGAAATTCTCTACAAAGCATATATGACGGATGGCGATAGCTTCGCTTTGTTCCGCCGTGGCTACAATGAGAATATGCCCTACACATTGCGTATACAAGCTATAGAGGGCAATAGGGTATCCAATCCTATGGGACAGGATTATTACGGCATTACAGGCCCTCTCAGCGTGGAAATGCTGGCCCCTAACGGAGTGAATAAGATAGTCAATGGTGTAGAAGTTGATAAAGATGGAGCTGTAGAAGCATACTGGATTTCCAACAAAGTTCCCTATGATCCTGTAGAAATCAACAGGGCTACCAACTGGACAAGAATAGAGGCATTTGGTCAGCTGGTAGGCAAGCCCAATGTATTGCATATCTGCCATGATGAACGGCCAGAGCAGTATAGAGGTGTGCCTTATCTTGCACCTGTGCTGACAGCATTAAAGCAGGTATCACGCTATGCAGATGCAGAGCTTGTGGCTGCCATCATGCGCTCATTTTTTACCCTGTTCTTTACTTCTACCGGTAACAGCAGTGTGGCTGGAGATATTAGCGGTGTATTGGGAGCCAGCACCTACGAAGGTGAAGGCGCAGATCCGCAGGAGCCGGTAGTCAATGCCAGCGAGTACCATTTAGGCCCTGGTACTATCAATGCACTGCCTAAAAACATTGATGTAAAGTCCGTCGGAGTCGACGGCGGACAGGCCACATTTGACAGCTTTGTGACTCAGTTTGTAAAGCAGATATCCGCTTCTTTGAATATTCCTTACGAAGTGCTGATGAAATCTTTCACTAGCTCCTACAGTGCCAGCCGTGCTGCTTTGTTGCAGGCATGGGAGCAGTTCAAACTGAGGCGGGCATGGTTTACCCGTGATTTTTGCCAGCCTGTGTATGAAATGTGGCTAGTGGAAGCTGTGGCTACAGGGAGACTGGAAGCACCAGGTTTCTTTTCTGATCCTGCCATCAGGTTTGCATACAGCAATGCAGAATGGTATGGGCCATCCATGAGCATATTAGATCCAATCAAGGATGTAAACGGCGCAGCTCTCCGCATTCAGTATGGCTTGTCTACTCCGGAGCGTGAGGCAGCAGAAATGACAGGGAGTGATTTCTATGAAAATCTGGAAGCTATTCGGATTGCTAAGAGCAAAGTCAAGGATTCTGGTGTTGCATTGGGAGTGCCTACAGTGCTGTCTACGGACATGGAAGATTTAACAGGGGAAGGAGGTGATGAAGACGATGAAGAATAAAAAATTTTGGCAGATTCGCAATGAAGCAGATAGTGATAGTGCTGAGCTGTTGCTGTATGGTGAAATTGCCAATGAAACCTGGTACGGTGATGAGGTAACGCCCAGGCAGTTTGCTGAGGATATACGCAGTATGGCAGGGAAGCCACTGACATTGCGTATCAACAGCCCGGGCGGTGATGTATTTGCAGCCCAGGCTATTTACAATCAGCTAAAGGCCTACGAAGGCAGTATCACTGCATATATTGATGGCATGGCTGCCAGTGCCGCTACTATAATAACCTGTGCTGCTGACAAGGTTATTATGCCGGATAATGCTATCTTCATGATACATAATCCGATGGTGGGGGTATGCAGCTATCTGAATGAAAACCAGCTCAAAGACATAGCAAACCAGCTGTCTACGGTTAAGCAGACTATCATCAATGTGTATTTGAAAAAATGCACTGATGTAGCAGAAAATAAGCTGAAAAAGATGATGGACAATGAAACATGGATGACAGCGCAGGAGGCTATGGATTATGGATTCGTAGACGAGCTGGCCGATGATGTGAAGATAGAAAATTCCATCAGCAATGGCATGGTTGTAGTCAATAATATGATCTGCAACCTCCAGCGGTTCCACAATCCCCGCCGGCTGGAAGAAATCATAAACAGGCATGGAAAGGATGATAAGAATATGAACGAAAGCAAGTTGATGTCCTTGTTGCAGGACATTAAAGACGCTGTAACCGGCAAGAATAAAAACTCTAATACAGAGACTGATCCGGTAACAGTAGAGCGCCAGCGCATGCTGGATTTAGATAATCTTCGCGACGGCAATGAGCTGATCAACAAGATTGTAGAAATTGCCAAGAAAAATGGCAATACTGCTGAGGAGATTAAAGAGTATGTAGATGCTGCTAAGGCTGAGGCAGAAAAGCCTGCAAAAGATAAGGGGCTGGAAGAAATCAAGAATTTGATTAA